CGTTGGCTACCAAGCCGACCGCATCGCCGAGTCTTTCGCAGACGGTAGAGGATGTTCCTTTCCATCTCACGCCGTATTCTTTGACGGTCTGTCCGTATAAGAATTCGTTCGGGATTTTGCCTGTGGAGTCAAGCGGTGCATATCCGTCCGGCACACCTTTGTTTTCGGACTTCTCACGACTCTCGATGCTTTCCTGAACATCTGCGGAGAGTTTCTCGTTGCTGACCGCTCCGTCATTGATTTTTGCTCTTGTAACGGCATTGTCTTTGATTTTTGCGGTTTCGACTGCACCTGTTGCGATTTTTTCGGCAGTTACCGAACTGTTCGCCATCTTAGTTGTGCCGACTGCACCTGTTCCGAGTTTCTCCGTGGTTACTGCACCTGTTCCGAGTTTCTCCGTGGTTACTGCACCTGTTCCGAGTTTGCTGTTAACGACTGCACCGTCTGCGATCTTGTCGGTTGTTACTGCACCGTCTGCAAGTTTCTCTTTTGTTACCGAGCCGTCAGGGTGGTCGAGGGTTTCGTTCGATATGTGAAGTTCAAAGTCTGCATTTGATGCCTGCTTCACATTGTCAACATTTCCGAGACCGACCTGTGCTTTTGTCGTTCCGTGTGGGTTTGACTTGTTGTCTGCGTGTGCTTGGTGTGCATCAAGTTCTGCGGTGAGTTCGTCATCGAGTTTACTTTTTCCGACCGCTTTGTCGGCGATTTTGGGGTTTGTTACCGACTCATCGGGGTGGTCGAGGACGATTGCGTTTTTGTGGTTTGAAAGGTCACCGCTCCCTGCCTTGTCGTTCCACGCATTTTTCTCATCCTGTGTTACATGGAGAATACTGGGGTCTGTGTTTGTTTGGTGTTCATCGAACTCTTCAAAACTCACCAGACCGATATCATTTTCCTGAATTGCCATTTGTTATCACTCTCCTTCATAAAGTCTTGCATACGGTCTGCCGTCCGTATCAAATATGAGGGTTGCGTTTCCGTCATTGGTGGAGCGGTAGTAGACTCTCTTGGTTACTTCATCAATATAAAGGTTCTGCAGAACCTCTTTAATTGAGAGTCCGTCCCAAGTGTAAACGGAAGCTGCATCCCATGTTCCTACAAATTCGTAGATATCGTCCCAAGTTCGATATGTAAAAATATAATTTACATAAAGGTGCGCTGGGATGACATCTTCGACTGCTTTTTCGATGTCGCTCATCGTACCGGGGATGCCTTTTCGAGTTACGAATTTGATGTCAACCGTGAACTCGTTCGAGTGTTCCTCGATGGTTACGATGCCGTCTATGTAGGTTTTTACGACATTGATTAGTGTTTTCTTGGTAATGGTTTTAAGTCCACGGAGTTTTGCAAGAATACGGCTTCGGCGTACCTCGTAGCTTTCCGTGTGGTTCGTTTCGATGCAGAGGTCTGCTTCGTACCTGTCGAGAGCGGTGGTCGCCTCCGATATAATCATCTGCTTTTCCGTGTCCTCAACCTTTGCGACAATTCGAGCCAGTTCGTTTTCGTGCGGCAGAAGTATCGCAGCCATTACCGCCGATTTGTTGTAATATTTCGGTAGGTGCTTTATAAGGTTACTCAACTGTCACCACCCCCAAGGTTGGCACTTCGTCCTCTGCGATATCGATGTTTGAAGTTCCGCCGTTGATAGTCAGGTTTTCGTAGTCGATGATTCCGTTGATTCCGAGAATGCTTCGTCCGATATGGGCGAGAGAAACGGAGTCTTGCTCGAATGCGATGTCCTTCAGGTAGGCGGTGATTTCTTTTTCGATTTGTTCCTGAACTGCAGAGACTGTGTAACCTTTTTGAAGGTCAAGTGTGACCTCGACACTTATCGGCAGGGGTGTAGCACTCATTACCGTGATTGTTGGGCCGACAGGGCGTTCTTCCTCGATGTGTTCGGATACCGCATCGATAAGGTCTTGCTCAGCTTCTTCTCTGTCTTGATTTATGATTAAAACCTTTACTGTGCCGGGACCGTTCCATTTTGGGATGCACCTTGCAGCTCCGACACCGCTGACTTCCATTGCCCATGACTCGTAGTGGTACTTATTTCCGCTTGTCGGCGGTTTCTTTGCAAGTTCATAGTATCGCTCTTTGGCTTCGTCCTCGGTTTCGGCATTGTATCCGCCTGTGAAGGCTTCGTTGTTTACTACAGAGGTGAAGCCTGCGGAAGTTGGGAAGGCTTTGATTGCTCCGGCAGGGACATTTCCAGCAGAGCCGGGGGTGTCGCAAATTGCCGCAACATCGACTGTTCCTGTTTCTCCGATTGTGCCTTTTGTTGTGACCGTGAAGAATAATTTATCGGACATTACTTTCGTGCCTGCATTGACGATGTCGCCGGGGTTGCCACCGATTGTAACCGTACCCTTTGCATAGGTTGCAGTTTTCATTTCGATTGCTACCTCCCGGAGTTTCTCTTTGAGGTCATCGCCTGTTGCTGTTTTCACGAATGCCCTGTCAGCGATTTTTTCAATTCGAGCATATATTTTTTCGTCCTCGATTGCTCTCGGTTTTTGCGTGTCGTACATAAACGAGCCGACTGTTTTGTCGTACTTGTCATCCACATCCGACAAAAGCCTTTCGAGAATTTGTTCTTTTGTATCAGCCACCGTATATCACCTCCTGTGTAAGAATTCCGTTTGTTGTGGTGATTATGTCGGCTTTGATGATGAGTTTGTCGTTGCCTGTGTATTCACATTCAAAAGAGGCGAGTCCTACAATCTGTTCGTTCTGTAGAAGTGCTTCCTCGAGTTCACGGCGGAGTTCTGATTCCACGAAGTCCATTGTGTATCGTGTTCCGATTGTCAAGTCCTCGATGATGACTCCGTATACCGTATCATCGTACACTCGGTATCGATTCTTCTCGGTTCTGCAGATTTTCTGCACCCATATCTCTATGGCTTCATCGCCTGTGCATTGTTTGACCTTGCCATCTTCAACGACAAAATCCCCAGCTTCAAAGTCGAAAACAAAGGATATTTTGCCTGTGTGTCCGGCGGTGCTTTTTGTGTCTGCGTTCGCATTGAGTCCTGATGTTACTGGAAACATTTAAACCACCACCCCCGAAACAATGAATTTTTGAAAGTCCGAATACGGAAGAAGAACGACCTCTTTGTTAAGGTGTATGTATCGTCCGTATGCATCGGTTTCGTATAGGTTGATGCAGCTCTTTATGTAACTGGCATCTATGACAATCTTGCCACCTATTTTGATTTGTAAATTCGGCAGAGAGGTTATCGTTCCGAACATCGGAGAGTAGTCCTCTCTGTTTTCTCGCTCTCGTAGGAGTTTTGCGAGTTCGGTGATTCCGTTATTCATTTCTTATCCTCTCCTTTGCAAGCCGAGCGTTACAAGGTGAGTGCCACGCTCTATGGAGTGTTCGCTTGTCACGATCAGGAAAGTCACATCTCTGACCTTGAGAACGCTTCCGGCTCTTGTGTAGCTATCTATGTCCTCAATAATGGGGATTGTGAATTCCTCTTTTTCCACGCACAGTTCTTTGAGTTTTTGCTGTGCTATCTGCGATGCGTTCGCCTTGTCTTTGTCCTCAATTTTTACGACCTCTTGAAGTCTACCGATGCCGTTTACCGATTCATCGTTTTGTATGTACGCCTGCTGGGTGAAGCCGTCCTCGTTTCCTGTTATAACCTTGATGGCATTGTACAGTTCCTCGATTGAGGTTTTGTGTCCCATCGGTCCGTGAAAGTCTGTTGACTTTGCAGTCGGTAGGTTATCGGCAAGCCTGAAGGTAGGCTCTGCGACAATGTCGCCGATTTTGTAAATCCTTACGCCCTTGGGTGTAACATCGATATTGAATTCCGAGCCGTTGGTGCTTTTTGCAATCTCGAAAATATCTTTGATGATGTCGTATATGGTCTTGTCGAGGTAAATCTTTTTGACCGTACATCCGATGTCGCAGATGCTGTCTACCGGGATTCCGAAGTCCGAGCACATTTGCTCGATGGCTGCGTTTGCAGAGATTCCATTGAACTGATATGTTTCTTTATTCTTCTTCAGGTAAAAACCGAAATCTGCGACCGTGTATAAGGTCAGCATCGTATCGCCGTCATCGACTGCGAGGACGATTCCTCTGAATACTTCCGCATTCGTAATGTAAGATACAATACTTCCGTGTTTCGGTAGGTAGGTCGAAGTCCATTTGTCGCTCAGGTCTTTTGCTATGCTGAATGACATCGTGGTCGACACTTCATCGGTTGAGTTCTTCCACGATAGTCCTCCGGCTGTTTGTGTTATGTCTTTTCCGTCTGCGTAAATTTGCATATATCCACACCTCGCTTTTAACTGTTGATGTGGTTCGCCACCTTAACGAGTAAGGTCTTGAAGTTATCGTCAGTCCAAGTGCCTTCATACCACACTTGCGGCGTGTTGATGATTTGGTGGTTCGTGAGAACCGCTATCGCATCCGCAGGGGTTTCCACCTGTGCGTTTGCGACATAGGCTGCCATCTTGACCAGCAGGGTCTTGAAGTGGTCATCGTTCCATGTGCCTTGATACCAAATTTCAGGGTTTACGATTATGCCTTTGTTTACCATGACGGTTATTGCATCGGTTGCGTTTTCTACCGTGGTTGCCGTGGTTGTGGCTGCGGTGTTTTGCTCCGATACATTTACGAGTGGGAATTCCTCAAGTGTCAGTACATAGTTCAGGTTGCTATCCTGTCCTATGGTGTACTCGAAGTTTTCCACCGACACCGCCATATTGATTGGTGTGTCGGTAATAATGAGCCGTATCGGGAGACGGCGGTTTACCCATGTGTCGATGATGTACACATACTGCTGTCCCTTGTAGGTACGGTCCCTCAAAAACGGGTAATCACGAACTGGGAAGAAGGACTCGATTGTAATGCCTTTGAGGGCGGAGTTTCCTATTCTTTTCAGTTCGCTTCCTGAAACCGTTTCAAACTTCTTGTTGTTCCTCGGCTTCGTTATTGTAAACGAAGGAGGAACAACGGGCAGCTTGATAACTTCTTCACGGTTGTTTACGCTCAGATATATATCCATGTTCCATCGTTCCTCCTTTTATAACACTTCGAGTGCCAGTTTTAACTTTGGCACTAATTCGTTTGCGATTTCCTCGGGTGTCTTATCTCTTGCATCGATATTGATGTAGAATTTGTTCTCGGTCTTTCCGCCTTTTCGGTCGAGCGGTTCAACCGATGCACCCTTCGGAAGGTGCAACATTTCGGGGCCTCTTTCTCCGACAATTACATCACCCGGACGGGTAATGTTACCGCCGTTCGCAAGCATCGGAAGATTCACGGTCTGCAGTTTCGTA